CGTTCCCAGGATATTTACCCCCATTTTTTAGTATTACACGATTTTGAAGATTTAAACTAGGAACCCAAGAAATATTGAATCTACCGTTAGCATCTGGTGAAAATATCACTCTGCTATCTTGTATACCATTTTCCCAATGAAAATTACCTTGTGTGATAGCACCTGAATATTTTAAGTCTTCGTTGTAATCTATTTGCTCGTATATCTTTTGTAAATTAAATATACTATTTTTTGTTTCATCTCTGAACGCATGTTCTTCTGTTCTCGGGAATTGCCTGTAAAATTCATTAAGCGCATCTGAATCTTGTTTTAATCCTTCTGCTTCATTTTCCCAATGCTCTATTACGCCGACTTCGATGTCATTGTTAAAGTTATCGGCAACTGGTCTGGAGGGAGTGTCGAATACAGGTATTCCATGAGAATCAATGAATCCTTCGTAGTTCCATTCCATAGGTATGAACAAACTATATAATCCCGAGCTAGTCTGTCCATTGCGGTTTCTTCTTGTAACGTCTGAGTCATCGTATAATTTTTTAAAGTTATCACCACCCTTATCTAACGCGTTTGATGTTGATCCCATCATACACTTTCCAATTATTCTACTTCCTAATCTAAGGGTTGTTTTAGTTACTCTCCAGTTGTTTAATATATTATCTGGTCTTTCCCACTTACCAGATTCATCGTGAACAAGCAATCTTAACTTTTCACCATCATAAGAGTTATCACCTGTGTTCTTCCAATCTATTGTTGTATCGAGCCCTTCGAGCGTCCCGGTGACGGATTTGGATGTGGCTGTACTGGTGATGGACTTTCTTGTGAGTTTGGATGCTGGGACACGGTAGGCCAGTTCTGTTTTGGGGCGATCCATTCCATCCTGTATTGGTTTGAAGAAGAATGGATAATGGGTTGATATTGGTACGACCTTATCGGTAAACATCTTCTTTGCATCGCTACCAGTCTTCGATAAGATTCCGAATCTAGCATCTGAAGTGATTGTAGCTTGATTAACTGTTTCGCTGCTTGACATGAAGCTAAATCCAGACCGTCTATTCTTAAGGTAGCAAATTCCATAGCATCTTTGATCTGCCTTGCATGCCTCCCAGAATATGAAGAATAATCTGTTTGCTTCTCGAAAGTCTGGCTTCCCAACGTCAATCTTGGAGTGTTGCAAGTACATATAATGAGAGCCAGTGATATAAGTCCCAATACCTTTGTTTTTGAACCAAAAACCTTCTTCACGTTTTGTAAACTCTTTATCAATATATTCATAATACTTTTCTTTAAACCCTTCTGGGTATGTTTGCCAGTCAAAAATAGTTCTAATATTTTTTAACTCTTTAGGGTACTCATGAGGTGTCCATCTGTCATGCTTGCTATACACATCTTTTTCTTTTGGTAAAGCAATCTTTAAATTTTGTATTTCATATACATCCCCTATCTGCCCCGTCTTACTAATAACAATTACGTCGTGTTCTTTGTTGTAACCGTAATCCCATGATTTCTTTTTATTCAGTCTATGTATTGTTGTTCGTTTAATAGGTTCAACAATTTTATATAATGTTTGCTGATAACTCATTATCTAGACCTCTTTTCTGCAAATCCACTAAATGCAGTTTTTTTATCCTCTATAGGTTTATTTTCTAATATAGCTTTTTCCTGCTCTAGCCTGTTTAATATTTCGAAAGCATCGAATATAGCTAATTTTTTTGTCGCAGCCGCGTTCTTTAATCTATCTGCAGCTAACTCATCTGCTGCATCCTCCACTATTATCTCCTCCTCAGCAACTTTTATTAACTCTTTTACAGCTTTATAACCAGCTCGGATTATAGAGTTTTTCTGTTCCTTTGCGTCCATACCTTATTGTTATATCATTTAATTTTATTCTATATAATCTTTTACCACCTATTATAAATTCAAACTCTGAATTAGGTGTAAAACCAACAACTTCTTTTTTTGTAACAAAATCAGAACCGTCTGTATAAACAACTATACCCCTTAATGGTTCCTCTTTATTTTCATCCCATTCATTTTCTGATTCAATAGGATTTACAAAACAATATCCCGGCATAGCTACCCAGTTGTTATTTTTTTCATACATATATATTTGGTCTAAGTGACAAAAATATAAGTTTTCTTTAAAATAACTACCGCTATTTTTTTCATTTCCGTGAGCATCATAATACCTTCTAAATATATTGTGATGAACTATTATATTGTCAGACTCCCCTAAATGCGTTTTAAGCGCTAATGGTGGAGCTTTTATTATTGCTTCTTTACTTACATACCTATGGTCACTAATCGACGTATTAAGGATCAAGTTTTTATCGGATACTTTTTTGGTATTTTTGTAACGGTTTTCTTTGGGTTGTATTATAAAAGCATATGGGTTATTCATAATCTAAATTATATTCTACGCTAATTCCCATGTTTTTGTTAAAAGACTTCCATAAAAGTACTTCTTTATTTTTTGTAATATAAATACAGTATGAATCTTTTTTTTCAAGTATATCAGAAATTCTGTGCCCCCCATATACTTCTTGTCCTACTGAATAGTGCATCGCGTTATCTTTATAGTCGGTGCCTATACTTATCTTTCTGATTAAATTCATTATTCTATTATATTTTGTTTAATTAATTTAGCTAATTTTTGCGGCGCTCTTTTTTTAGAAAACAAATCATATAGTTTATCTAATTTTAAAAAAGATCTTAAAACCTTATATGATGTTGACGAAAAAGCTACATTGGCTATTTCTTGTGTAAAATCAAATTCAACTAATTTAACTTGTTCAGTAGTTAAAAATTTAAAATAATACATACCATCTCCTTCGTTTACTCTTATGTTATCCTCTAAACACATAAAAGAAGATTGAAGGGGCCTGAACCATTTAGCTATATTATAACTTCCTGGAAAAACCATAGTGTTTCTTGAAAATTCAGTACTTTCATACGTAGGATGCATTTGTTCTACCCATAAATCTTCTTCACAAAAAAAATAAACACCATGATTTACACTCACCATTCTATCTTGAACTCCTCTTAACAAAAAATTACTAGATGACATTTTTTCTTGGAAACCAGGTAATAAGTTTTTTACTTCTGGATCGTCAGATAAATCTACTTTTAATTTAAATGAATTATTGTCTCTATTAAATTTTAAATTGAAACCATAATCTATGTGCCATGAATACCAATTTTTTAAATATTCTGTAGCTGCTACACATTTAGTGAAGCTTTGAGCATTAGGCCCTATTTTTCTTAATTTGTCAAAGTAATTTTTTTTTACTTTTTGTATGCTGCCACCTATAAATTGATTAGTTGCAGACATATCTACTATTCCTCCGTAGGGAGCAATACTGTAATACACTGTTTTCATTTTATTAAATTTAATTATATTTTTATTACGTTGCGTACGCTCCGCCTACTCTTGTGAAATATGTGTAACTTTCTATTTTAGGGTTACCATTTGTGGGTGCATAACTCCAATGTGAATTATAAGTATTCGATGATCTATCATCACCTGAGCTACCACTCACTGTTCCTGTAAAAGGTCCACCCCACGGTGTATACGTATTTATACTAAAAGTTTTGTTACTGTTATCATTAAATCCACTTGTTCTCGAATACCAACTACCGTTAGTTTCAGACGATGCTACATAAAGCTCCCCCGATATAGCTATGTATGCGCCGTTTTGAAATTCCTGTCTTGTATTGCTATTATTTGCTCTTGTAATAGCTGCTTGGAAATACCAATTTAACCAACCATGCGAAGCAATCAAACTAGCGGCATAACCTCTATTCCCAGTCGTTACCATTCCGTAATAAGGATGCTGATATTGATGCTGTCCTACAAGATTCCCCCAAGACCAGTTGTGGACTGCACTACTCGTATAACCATCAATATAAAACTGAGTACCAACATTTGAGGTTACATTTAAACTTACTGCAGCTAGTGTTGTTATACTAGTCATACCACTATAAGATTCTCCTACTTCATTTTCCACATAAGCCCACATTCTATATGTTGTACCCCCACTTAAACTGGTAAAATTTCTGTCAAATTGGCCTAAGCTGTTGCTAGTATCTACTTGGTATTTAGTGTTAGAAGCTCTATTGGTACTAGTTCCAAAATAAAAACCTCTGGATGAAATTGTACCGTTACCGTTATTGAATGTGTTTGCATTTTGTCTTATATTAATGCTTACATCATTTTTACCTAATTCAACTGGATTAGCAGTAAAAGTTATGGGCATAACAGATGAATACCCATGAAATTCAGACATATGATCTGGCTGGGTGAACCCGGCCGATAATGAAACTTCTCTAAGCCCTAAATCTGCTACTGATAGATTCGGCTCTTTACTTAATTCTTCAGCTCTTATATCTACATATAAAGCTAAAGGGCCAGATGCTGGTAATGCCATAATTTATTCGTCGTTTTGTGTTTCTTCAAATCCTTTTACCTGTTTAAGACTTGAATAACCTAGTTTAAAAATACTTTCGTTCATAGGAGGTAAATCAACATAAGCATGATCTTGCAATATGTAATTTTCAGGAGAAGTAAGTTTATCTTCTTTATTATCATAAACAGCAAACCTTATACTCATTCTCCATCCTTTTTCTAATCCTATAGGAGTAATAACATCATCAGGCGTTTCCATAGTAGTTTCTTCAAAATGTGGAATTTCTTCTTTTTCTATTGCATATGTTCTTATAACAATATAAACATCTTCCCAAGTTTGAGTTTTTTGTACAGTGACAGGTTCTATTATAGTTTCTGTAACTCCTCTTTTATCATAGTCAGGATGCTGTTGAGGTAAAATAGATGGATATGTTATTACAACCTCTCTAACTTCTTCTGGATCGTTTTCAAGCCAGTATTTAGTATAATTTCCAATTAATGCCATAATTTATTATTTTTCGCAATTACAATTACAAGTTTTTAACCTATTGTCTAAATCTTTAACAGCCTCTACAAGTAATCCTACTATAGCATTGTAGTCTAAAGCAAGTTGTTCTTCACCGTGAAAGTCTGTTCTTTTTATTACAGATTGAGGTAATACATTTTGAACATCTTGTGCTATAAGCCCAGCTGCCTCTTTATTACTGTCTTTCCATTTATAAGTAACTCCGTTAAGTTTATTTATTTTTTCAATTGGTTCTGTTATTTTTTCAACATCTTTCTTTAAGTTTATATCTGAAAGTGTTACTGTAGAGTATGCAATTACATCCCCTGTGGTATTTATATCACCATCTAAATCTAACCCATCATCTAAACGCATTCTGTATACGTTATTAACATAAAAGTCCATTTTTGTATTATTAACAAATCTTATAAAGTCAGATGTGTCATAACCTATGTACTCTATATTGTCTCTTACGTCTGAAGCTAAAGCGAAAGCGGTAACCCATTGTGTCCCATTTGACCAATAGAATTTTCCCGTATCCTGTGCGTAAGCTATTAAACCTTCGTTACTTGCAGCAGCAGGTAGTCCTGCAAATGTTGCATGTAAAAATGTAATACTATTTTGTCCTGTAGCAGTTATCTGCCCATTGAATGTTATG